AGTACATCCAGCAGATTATGCAGTAGCAATTAGTCTTCTTGAAAATCAAGATTCATACAATGTAAATGTTGTATATGCACCAGGATTAAATAGTCAAAATGCTTATACTACAGTAAATAATATTTTAACTCTTGTTCAAGATCGTGGTGATGCAATAGCAGTTATTGATATGACTTCTTATGGACAGCAATTAAACTCTGTTATTACTCAAGCAAACTTATATGATAATTCATATGCCGCTACTTATTGGCCTTGGTTACAAGTTAGAAGCCGCGAAACCGGTAAAATAAACTTTGTTCCTGCTTCTACATTAGTACCAGCGGTTTACGAATACAATGATAAAGTTGCTGCTGAGTGGTTTGCACCTGCAGGTCTTAATAGAGGCGCTCTATCTACAGTACTTCAACCAGAAAGAAAATTAACAGTTAATGATAGGAATTTACTTTATCAAGGTAAAGTTAACCCAATTGCTACATTCCCTGGAGTTGGTACAGTAATATACGGCCAAAAAACTCTTCAACAAAAACCATCTGCACTTGATCGTGTAAATGTAAGAAGATTGTTGATTGCTCTTAAAGATTATATCGGCCAAATCGGTGAAACAATCGTATTTGAACCAAATACTCAGGTAACAAGAAACAAATTCTTAAATCAAGTTAATCCATACTTAGAATCAGTACAACAAAGACAAGGTCTTTATGCATTCCAAGTAGTAATGGATGAGACTAATAATACACCAGATGTAGTAGATCGTAACCAATTAGTTGGTACAATATACTTACAGCCTACAAAGACTGCGGAATTCATTCAACTTGACTTCAACATTCTTCCAACTGGCACAACATTTGGTCAATAAAATAAAACAACCTTAAGATGAACGATAATACAATTTTAAGAATTAAAGTACCTGCTCACTTATACGAGAGTGTAAAGAAGCAATTAACATTGACCGAAGCTAAAAAAGGTGGTAAAACCTATGGTGACTGGACAGTTGTGAAAGAAAAGAAGGCTCCTAAAGACGGAATGAAAAAAGTAGAAGAAATGAAAGATGGTAAAAAAGACAGATCTTTAGATGAATTAAAAGCTGTTAAAGAAAAGCTTGAGAAAAAGATTAATGAAATGGAGAACGCTCCTAAAGATGGAGTAAAAGAAGGCGAAGTTAGTGAATCTATTATGTCTTCTGTTATAGATGCCATTCAAGGTAATCCTGAAGAATTTATACAGTCTTTGAAAGTTGGACTTAATATGAGTACTAATGAGTTTCAAAATTTTCTTGCTGGATTAGGCACTCTAGGTACAGTTGGTACCTTAGCAGCAAAAGCAGCTATAAAAGATAAAAAAGCTAATCAACAAGCAGGTTCAATGGAAGAAGCTAAAGAAGAAGAGAAAAAACCAACAAACGAATTATTTGGATTCGGTTCAAAAGGAAAATATAAAGAGGGAGACTTAGTTTATTTTAAATTGCAAGGAGAATGGGAAACTTCTCCAAGAAAAATATCTAGAGTATTTAAAGGTGGAGATGGTAAAATAATGTATGATCTAAGTACTCATGAAACAAATGGTGCGTATTTAAAAAATGGAGGATATAATACTACTGAAGATAATCTAAAACCTGCCAAGTAAAATAATAAGTTATCGAATATTTATAAGTAGAATAAAACTTAATATACAATGCCAGTATTGGATCCTAATGAAATAATGTTCACTGCGTTTGAACCTACAGTATCAAACAGATTTGTGATGTACATTGATGGTATTCCTTCTTACATGATTAAGAAGGCAGACGCGCCAGGTGTAACTTTAAATGAGATCAAACTCGACCATATCAACGTTTACCGTAAGATCAAAGGTAAGGCTGAATGGAGAGATATGAGTTTATCTTTATACAACCCAGTATCTCCTTCAGGTCAACAAGCTGTAATGGAATGGGTACGTCTTCACCATGAATCAGTAACTGGACGTGACGGTTATTCTGACTTCTATAAGAAAGATCTTAACTTGTCTATCTTAGGTCCAGTAGGTGATATTGTAAGTGAGTGGATTGTTAAAGGTGCTTTCATTAAAGAAGCTACTTTTGGAAATTATGACTGGTCAACATCTGATCCAACTGAATTGACTTTGTCTATCGGAATGGATTATTGTGTACTTAACTACTAGAATAATTATATACTTAAAAGAAAGGCCTCTATTACTAGAGGCTTTTTTTATTTTATAAAATTAATTATTCTTATATTTATAAATAAATACGTTTTATGTCTGAACAAAAGTTTACAGTACCAACAGAATTAATTGATCTACCTTCTAAAGGTCTTATTTACGCAAAAGAAAATCCATTATCGTCAGGACAAGTTGAAATGAAATATATGACGGCTAAAGAGGAAGACATCCTCACAAACGTTAACCTGTTGCGCCAGGGCCTCGCCATTGAGAAGATGCTCAAAAGCCTAATAAAATCACCAATTAATTACGAAGACCTAACCATAGGTGATAGAAATGGCTTATTGATTGCTGCTAGAATATTAGCATATGGTAAAGACTATTCTCTCATGTATAAAAATCCTAATACAGGTGAAGAAGAAAAAATAACAGTTGATTTACAAAATCTTAAGTATAAAGAACTAGATCTATCTTTATTTAATAATAAAAATGAATTTGAGTTTAAACTTCCTAAATCAGGAAATACAGTTACATTTAAAATATTAACTGTAGCAGACGATAAAAAAATTGATGAAGAAATTAAAGGCATAAAAAAGAATTTAGGTCTAGAAGCTGGAGCTATTTCAACAAGACTTAAACATCAAATTATTGCAATCAATGGAGATTATTCAGTTAAAACAGTTAGAGACTTTATTGATCAAGGATATTTACTTTCCATGGATTCTATTGAACTCCGTAAATATGTAGCTTCAGTAACCCCAGACATATTAATGAATACGACAATACTATTATCAGATGGTAGTGAAATTGACATAGACTTACCTATGACGATAGACTTCTTTTTTCCCGGGAGCGGACTATAGGTCCGCATTCATGACAGAGGTTTTTGAATTAACTTACCACGGAGGTGGAGGTTTTACCTATTCTGAAGTTTGGAATATGGACATTCCAAAAAGACGTTTTAATCTGAAAAAAATATCAGACTATTTACAAAAAATAGAACAGATGCGCGACGAAAGTCGTCAACAAGTTACTGAAAATACTGATATGAGTAAATTCAAGATACCGGATGCCGTAAAAAATAAGTTAGAGCAGCCTTCATTTGTTTCCAAAGTAAAAAACAAAAAGTAAATATTTATTCGTAGGTAATACTAATAAATGGCTGACAATACTCAAAATACTGGTCCAGATAGAGATAAAACAAAACAGATTATTTCTGATACCCAAAGTCTTAAAAAAGGAGCGGGAGATTTTAATGATATTCTTAAGGACTCTATAAATCTATTAAAAAAAATAGATAGGTCGTATGAAGATATTCAGGCTAAAGTTGCTTCTTTAGATAGAACTCAAATTAATATAAAGCAAATAAGTAACGAGCTTTATAAAGCAAAACAAAAAGAATTTACTGTATCTAAACAATTAGCCACCGCAGAAAAATCAGCTGGAGCCGATTCTTTAAATAGAGTTAAACAATATTCAATCTCTCAAAGTAAATTAGCTGAATTAGAAAAAAGAAAAGTAGAATATGAAAGATCTGCTCTAAAAGCTGGAACAGAAGCAGAAAGACAGTTATTTTTAGATAAAGTCGGCCATGTAAATTTTATATTAAATAAAGAAACAGCTAGAAATTTAAGATTAAAAGATGGCCTATCTATACAAGAAGCGCAAATAGTTGCTTTAAAAGAAGCAGATGCTATTGCAAAAGAGGGAGTCGCTTTTGGAAAAGAGTCTTTAGATATAGAAAAACAAACTTCTAAGCAATTAGGTATTTCTGGAAACTTAGTAAAAGGTTTGGCTACTAAATTAGGAGTTGGTACTCAAGCTTATGAAGCAATGACTACAGAAGCAAGAAGACTAACTGAAGAAGATACTAAAAGAAAAACACTCCAACAACAATTAGCAG